TCGCCTCTTGTTCGCGGTACGATTCGCACGGGACGCAAAGGCGTGGACTTTGCGCGATCCATGCAGGAAGGCTTCACGGGTCGCGTTCGTGGCGTTCCTACAACGCCGGTCACTGAAGAAGAGCGTGCGGCTCTTGCTATTACTCAGCGTCGAGGTGTGACTGCTGACGAGCAAGCTCTTGCCGATGCTGAGAAGGCCGCGCAATTGCGGCGTGAAGAGCTGAACGCTCTTCGCATCCGCCAGACTGAAGCAGCCGCTGCTCGTGAGCAACAGCGTCAGGCTCTCCTTGCTCAGAAGAAAGCAGCCGAGGAAGCTGAGGCTAAGGCGCTTGAAACGGTTGAGCTGACTCCAACTCGTGGCAAGCAGGAGCTTGGACAGCGATTGCGCGACACCGTCATGGCTGCGCGTAAGAAGTACATGGATGAGCGTTCTCAAGCAATCGGCAAGTTTGAATCCGGAGATGAAGTTCCGGTGTTCACCGCTGCTAAAGAAATGGAAGCGGCTGGTGAGTTCATTAACAAGACTGAAAAGTTTCAGGATCTTGTTAAGTACTTGCGCGAGCGCGGTGTTGGTAGAACCGGCAAGTCCGAGCTTGACCGTGAAGAAATCAAAGCGTTTAAGAACGTCCTTCGTGATGTAACCCCCAAGCAGCGGGTTTCTGAAACCATTCTGGATGAGGCTGGGAACAAAACCATTGTTCGCAGGCTTGAGCCTGTTGACATTACTTTTGAAAAGCTTGTTAAGCTTCGCAGAAGAATTCAAAAGGGTGACCCCGGTGTAACCGAAACTGGTTTTCAAGCTATTACCGGAAAAACCAGAGACGCTTTGCTTGAGAAAATTGACAATGTTCTTGACGATTTCTCGCCCGGATACCTTGATTACAAGAAGGCTTACGCCGAAACATCTGAGCCGTTGGACTTCTTGAAGGTCAACACGGTTGGAAAGAAGGCTGCTGGCTTCCAGAAGTTTAGCCAAGAAGAGTTTCAAGCTAACCCCGAGGCCGTGCTTGACGCTCTGCTTAATAACCCGAGCAAGACCAACGCTGACAACCTGCTGAAGTTTGTCGGCAACGAAGGCAAGGATGATATTGAGCAGGTCGTGCTTGAGGCGCTTGTCAATAAAGCTGGCGGAAAGTCCAGCGGCTACGCCAAGGTCCTTGAGAAGTACGACGATTTCTTGGAAGCATTCCCGACAGCGAAGAAGCGTCTTCAGGACGAGTCTGCGGTGTTTGATAAGGCAACTGCTCCGGCACGCGCCGAGTACGAGAGTGCGATCGCAGGCTTGGAGCGCATCAAGGGCGAGAAGTTGGAAGACTCACTCCGTCGCCGAATTGCAACTTCTGAGTTCCAGAAGGCTGATGCTATTCGCGTCTCGACTCAAGACAGACTCAAGAGCCTGCAAGACCTTGATAAGGACACCCTGATTGCGATCAGTGAAGAAGCCAACAAGATCCCGCTTAATACTTCTGTTGGACTTGCTCAGGCTACGGCATTGGCTGCGATCGCAGGCGGCGCTGGGCTTATTGCAAACGACTCTCCGCTTGTTGGCATTCTTGCCATCGCAGGTGGCGCTGCTACTAGTAAGGCTGCGAGAAACGCCTTTGCTAAAAAAAGAGCAGAAGTCTCTAACCGTATTGAAACTGAAGTTAAAAAGATCATCGCTAGCCGCTCTGGCGAGCGTGCCGCCGCTCTTCAGCAGCGCATTGATAATCAAGACGGCATCATGCAGGCCCAGCGTATTGCGAACGAGGCGCTGAAGAATATCGGATTCAAGCCCGGTACTGGCGCTGTCACGGCTAATGCTATCTACAAAGCATTTGCTGTTGATAAGGGAGCGGAGGCTGAGGGTGATGGCTCTAGCGCCGTTGGCGAAGAGGGCATTGTCCCTGACTCTGAGGGCGAGCCTGAGGTTGGCTCAGACGGCGATTCATACGATATCGGTGAGATCATTTCGAATCGCGGCGCAGATGATCTGGCTCCGCTCATTATGTCGATCTATGAGCAAGAGTCGTCCTCTGGCAAAGCTGATACTAGCCAAGAGAATTACGCTACCGCAAAAGGTCCGATGCAGGTCACGCGAGATACCTTTAACGGTATGCGCATGGCTGGTCTGATTCCTGAGAATTACAGCTTTGATAACCAGTCGCATCTGGCCGAGGCCGGGGTGGCGCTGATTCAGGATCTAGCTCGCCTTTACGGCAACGATCCTGAAAAGATTGCTGCTGCATACTACGGCGGTCCTAAAGCTGTTACTAAGAGCGGCATTCGCCGAGAGCAGCGCGACAAAAAAAATCCAAAGGCTCCGACCGTAGGCCAGTACGCTGATCAGGTATTGGCTCGCTTGATGCCGACTGCTCAGGCTGAGGGAATGGCTGAGGGCGGATTGGTTGAACCCGGCAACATTGATGTCTCAAAACTGCCAGCAGTCCGTAACGCTGATGGAACTTACAGCACCGTAAGATCTATGGGCGTTAACATCAATGGGAAGGAAGTCCTAATACCAACGGTAGTTAACGGGCGCGTGGTTTCAGAGAAAGAAGCCATTAATCATTATTTGAAAACCGGAAAGCATCTTGGCGTTTTTAGCACTCCTGAAGAGTCCAGCGCCTACGCTGAGAAGCTTCACCAAATGGAAGCTCAAAGGATCAAAAAGGCTCGTGGTGGATACACTCTTGCTGAGGAACTCTTGCTAAGGCGTTACGCAAACAGGTAGAGTCAAGCCCATGAAAAAGAAGGACAAGTACATTCCAGTCCAAATAGAAGACGGGATATGGTACCGGGTCCGTGGGTACACACACTCGGAGTGCTGTGACTGTGCGTTGGTTCACAAGGAAGAGTATCGACTTGTAGATGGCCATCTGGAATGGCGTGCATCTCGGGACGATAAAGCAACCAACAAACGCCGCAAGGAACTAGGCATAAAGGTGGATCGTGCCGACAAAGGTAAGTGATTCTGAATTCATCGAAGCTTGGAAAAAACTAAAGAACGCCAATAAAGTTTCAGAGTTTTTTAAGATGGACGCCCGAGCCGTCCGAGCCAGAAGAAGAACCGTAGAAATCAGATACGGCATATCGCTGCCGTCTGATAGTAAAGGTCTGGGAAATAGTTGGCGCTCACAGAAAGGTCAGGTGCTAGATAAAATTGCAGAGCACCGATCCAAAGTTTACAAGCATGTGATGGACTACGAGCTGCACGATGGTGTGGTTCTCATCGCATCGGATGCACACTACTGGCCCGGTATTGTTACCCCCGGCCACGAAGCCTTTTGCAAGTTAGCTAAGCAGCTTAGTCCAGAGATGGTGGTGCTCAATGGCGACATCTTGGATGGCGCTCGCATTAGCCGTCACGCTCGGATCATGTGGGAAAAGCAGCCCGAGCTGAAAGACGAGATCCACACCGTTCAGGATCGCTGTGCTGAGATCGAACGGGCTGCGAAGGGCGCTAAGTTAATCCGTACCATCGGCAACCACGACAGTCGGTTTGAGAACTATCTGTCTGGTCGCGTGGGTGAGTTTGAAGAGATGACTGGTACGACCTTGCTTGACTATCTCCCGCGCTGGGAGGCTGGCTGGGCGTTGCATCTAAACCGTGAGCAAGATGGCTGGGTCTGCATCCGGCACCGTCCGGTCGGAGGAGGCATTCACTCCTCGTACAACTCAACCCTCAAGGCTGGGGTGTCCTATGTGCACGGGCACCTCCACAAGCTTCAGGTTACGCCGTGGGCGGATTATCGCGGTCGCCGATACGGCGTAGACACCGGGACGCTTGCGGAGCCATATGGGCCGCAGTTCAACTACACCGAGGCTGGCCCGGTCAACTGGGCATCGGGCTTTGCCGTTCTTACTTTTGTGGGCGGTAAGATGCTTCAGCCGGAACTGTGCGTCGTCGAACATGGTAAGGCTTGGTTCCGGGGTAAAGAGGTCTAGGGGAATCTTACACCCTCGGCATCGACTCGCTGAGCCTGAAGTGAATCCACGTAGGCGGTCACGATCGCTTCGATGAACTCATCGAACTGATCCGGCGTGAACTTCGTGAAGTCGTAGTTACCAGTCGCCTCAATGAAGGCTCCCGCTGCTGCGGAGGCTTCGTTGAGCGCCAGTTTCTCGTTGGGTGACTTATCGATCATGTAGTTATCCATGCATTTAATTGAACAAAACTGGGCAGGTTTTTTCGAATGCCCGCGCTGCGGGATATAAAGAAAACCTCTAGCCTGTCTCTTGCAGATCTTGCACGAACCGAAAACCGACAATTTCCGTGTACTTGCCATTCTTCTGAACCTTAATTTCGGCAGGTTTGAGTAAGGAATTTGCCTTACCAATCGCATCTACTGTCGTGGTCGGAATGACTCCCGGCCCGGTCATACGATCCATCCACCACTTGATTGCCTTGTCTCGTGCGAATCCCTTGTGCTCAAGGCAGATCCACTCCCGGTAAACCACCATGCCTGAGCGGTACTCGACTCTCAGACTGTTAGGACTTCCCGGCTTAACGTGTTGTCTGTACGCAACAGAGTTAACCGGGACCCACTGGCTCGGGATGGCAGTGCTCATCACCGGCAGCGTCGTCGCCGTACGCTCAATCTCAGGCTCTCTAGGGGGCCAGACGTATCCACAGTCGGGGCACTCAGTGAGCGCCGCAAAAACGATGCTGTCGCATTCTGGGCAGGTCTTGGTCGGGGCTTCGCCTGCCTCATCGGTCTTGCGCGGCTTCTTGGGATTGACCCGATCCACCGGCCCGTGCCGAGCGACGTTACCGGCGAAGTCCAGCACGAGGCAGTCTTCCTTGCCGGGATAGTTGCGCATTCCGCGACCCATGATCTGTATATACAACCCGGTTGACTGGGTCGGGCGTAGCAGGGCTAACAGGTCTACCGCAGGCGCGTTAAAGCCAGTCGTCAGGACGCCCATGGATGCAATAGAGCGGATCTTGCCTGCCTTGAAGTCGCGCACAATTCGGTCGCGCTCGGCATCGGGTGTGTCTCCGAATATTGTTTCACAGGAGATACCATGCTTCCTGATTAGCTCGGCAATGTGCGTGGCGTGGCTTACGCCTGAGCAGAAGATCAGCCATGACTTGCGCTCGGCTCCGAAGCTCACGATCTCGCGCACCGCTGCCTCGTTAACATCGCTGCGATCGACCGCACGCTCCAGCTCACCAGCTACGAACTCACCGCCTCGGGTGCTAACTCCGCTGACATCCAATCTCGTCTTCGGCTGCTTCGATACGAGCTTCGTCAAGTATTTCTGCTCGACCATCTCGCGAACGCCAGCCTCGTAAGACAGGCCGTCGAAGAGCGAGTCATCACCGCCATACAGAAGGCCGGAGTCGAGCCGGTATGGCGTAGCCGTCAGGCCCACCACCCGCAGGTGCGGGTTCATCACTTTCAGGTTCTTGAGGAACTTCTGATACATCGTATTGGTCTTACGCGGAATCAGGTGCGCCTCGTCCACCAGCACCAAGTCCACCTTCACGAACTTGGATGCTTTGTTGTGAACCGACTGTATCCCACAGAATACAATTGACGGGTCGTACTCACGGCGCTTCAAGCCAGCCGAGTTCACGCCAGCAGGCGCTTCCGGCCAGAGCGTCTTCAGCTCATCGTAGTTCTGACGGATCAACTCGCGAACGTGCGTCACGACCAGAATCTTTGTATCTGGCCATTGAGCCAGCACGCGCTTGCAGAAATCCGCGATGACGATGCTCTTACCAGTACCGGTAGGTAGCACGATCAGCGGATTGCCGTCGTTCAGCTCAAAGTATCTTAGAGTGCTATCGATCGCTTCTTGTTGGTAGGGTCTAAGAGTAATCACGAATCCAGCTCCGGTTTCGGGCATGACTGAACAATCGCCATTGCCACTTGTTTCACTCGTTCTAGTTCACCGACTGCTTGTGCCATGATGAGAGCGTAGGCGTAACAATCCAGAGCCTTCATAACGATGTCCAGATCTTCAGCAGTCAGCAGCATCGTTGCGTCTACTTCTATCTCTTCATCATCTATTTCGATTGGTCGATCCATACAGACCCGTCCCCCAGTTTGTATTCAACCCAGTTCGGTCCTGAGTTTATCTGCTCTCCGGGTATCAAGTCTGGTACGAAAAGATGATGCTCACAGCCTTTCATCTGCGCTTCTAGATTGATGGCGTTGTTGTGCAGCTCGCACTTCCATCCGCCTGTCTTGAGCGGCGTGCTGTGCAGGCAGGTCCTGCAAGACTTCTGCCTTGGCATGTCCTGCTCGTGACACATGCTGTGGAAGGTGCAGTACTTGCACTCGTGCCATGC